AGAGCGGTTGGTGAGGAACTTAAAGCAACACCTACGGTTATTACCAAAACAGGTTTATTTGATAACATTGACAAATTATACGGTAATCCATCAGGAGCAACCGCTAATGCTGCGACTACCACTACAGGAGGTGAAGAATCATTTGGAGGTGGAGGTGGTTTTGAAACAGCACCACCGCCAGCAGGAGGAGGTGAAGAAGTTGCACCACCGCCAGCAGAAGGAGGAGCACCTGAAGGTGGAGAAGCTGCCGTTACACCAGAATCAAGAATGAAAAACATGAATTTATTGGTGGAAAGTAATCTTCTTGAAGGAGCAAAATTTTTAAATTTTGGACAAGCACAAGAATCTTTAGGAGAAATTTCAAAAGAATTGGATAAGTTACTAAATTCCTAATATTTATATTGAAAACACACTATAATGACTTTCGGAAAAATCAAATCCATAATTGAAAACAATCTTCTTGAATCCTACAAAGATGAAAAGGAATTTAAGAAATCGTTAAAAGAATTCAAACATAATGTTTTGAACAACAAAACTATGTCTAAATTGTATTCTTTATACGACCAATTGAGTACTCCTCAAGGACTAAACGAGTCTGACGCTAAAGATTTTTTAGAAGAAGGTATTCATTTAATCCAAAAATTACTGCCAAGTATTAAATTACCAAGAACTTTATCTGAGAATGTTCAGAATAGATATTCTGATATTGATGCCCTTGTCTACACAAATAAATTGAATTTATTAGAAAGGGTTAATTCCAAAAAAAATATTACAAGTGTGTTAACTTCAACAAATAATGTTGTTAAAGAATCTATCAATATTCCATTGAAATCAATGGTTAGTATTGCAAACCAAACTTTAAACAAATATGTTGAAAATCTTGATGAATCATCTAAAAAAGAATTCCTTCAATTAATTTCTGAAGATTCAAAATCTCTTGAGGATAAGTTTGAAACTATTCGTGAAAGCGCAATCAGTAAGCTTAACGTCATCTTAGAAAACGAAGAGGAATTTGAGTTAAAGACAAAATTGTCTGAAACTATAGACAGATTAAAAACTGAAAAATTTGACCAATTGAATTTTCTTAAGTTAAAAAACTTAGAGGAATCAATCTAAAGAATTTTTCTTTTTTTCAACATACGAGGCTTTTAATATCTGAGCTCGTCTTACAACAGATTTTTTAACGAATTCTTTTCTATCAAATAAAATTTGATTTTGCTTAGTCTTGATAACTTTAGATTTTAAAGTTTTCAAGGCTTTTTCTATTCCGTCTTTTTTTACTTCTACTATTAGCATATTATTACAAATATCACAATTTTTTTAAAAATTTTTGACAATGGGTATAATTTGTGTTATTTTTTAACAAACAAATAAACATTGACATCAATGAAATTTAATGAAAAAAGGAAAAAGTGTAAAGTTAAATCTATTCAATCCGATAAAATCGGTGTATGGTACGGTAGATTCTAAAAATTTAAAATCATTATACATAAACATTCAATCATGGGTTTCCCCAAAATTTGACCACGACAATTGGAATCGGGTCGTATGTAATCTAAACCGAGAAATAAAACATTCCGTGTTTAATTCAATAGATACAAATTTTTTTAAAGAAAATAGTATTGTTGATTTAGACCTCAGGACTAGCGGAATATCACATGGAAAAAAATCATTTTTTAATTTAGAAGTAAATTTATATACTAACCAAGAATTTGATTTTAAATCCGTTGAATTAAAAGAATCAATAAAAAAAATAGTAAGAAGTATAGTAAGGGATAATGTTATTGAAAACAAGTACTTTGATTTTTCAATATCAAAAACTAAATAAAGTCAATAAATAACTCCTTTGATATATTTATCTTAAAAACTATTAATGAAACAATTAAGAATTTTAGAAGCAAGTGAAGTCGGTCATGGTATATTGATTGAGACGGATGCGGGTTGGGTTTCCCCAAAAGACATTCGTAATTCCGAAATGTTAAAGGAAGCCGCTAACTTAGATTATAGAAACCCATTTGAGTTTTATGCTGTATTACAAAAGTATGATACCCCAAATAGAAATGGAAGATTCTACCCTGAAAGAATATTAAAAAGAGAAGCTGAGAACTATAAGAAGGCAATTGCCAAGGGTTTATCAACTTCAGAACTTAACCACCCTGAATCATCTTTAATAGACTTAGACAGAGTGGCACATATCATTACTGATATATGGTGGGATGGAAATATATTAATGGGTAAACTTAAATTGTTAACATCACCAGGATTCCACGAAAGAGGTATTGTGTCAACTAAGGGTGACCAAGCGGCAAACTTAATGAGACAAGGCGTTACAATGGGAGTATCTTCAAGAGGAGTAGGTTCTTTAAAAAAGGTTGGGGAAAGAAATGAAGTACAAGACGATTTTGAGTTAATTTGTTTTGACTTAGTATCTTCACCATCTACACCAGGGGCTTATTTATTTAGTAATGCCGAAGATAGAAACAAATACGAAGAAAATTTAGAAGAAGAAAAAAGACATAAAACACCAGAAAATTCAGAATTCCAATCCAAAGGAGTTGACTTAATGAAAAAATTAACCGATTATTTGGGAAAATAAAAATAATTATGGAAGAAAAATTTTTTGTCGCAAAAGTTCAGTACGATTTACCTGATGAGAACAGTGGTAAAATTAAAAAAATCAGAGAAGAAAAACTTGTAAAAGGTTATTCTGTTACAGATGTAGAAGCAAAAGTAACAGCAAAATATGAAGGGTTTACTCATGATTGGAGAATTACTTCAGTATCTGAAAGTAAAATAGATGAAGTTATTGAATAATTGATTTTAAATCAATTTATCTAAAGTGGTCAGTTTTGACCACTTTTTTTTTGCTCGGACATATTTATATGTTGATATAATATTGTATTTCCACAAGATTAATAATCATAAAACATTAAAAAATAAAAGATATATAATTCAAAAACGATATTTTTTGGTTTTTGGTAATATTTATTAGTTAAAATAAATAGATTTTCTATATGAAAGAAAACAAATTAGTTCAAGAGGCTCTTATTCAAATGAAACAAGTTGAAGAAGCTATAGCCGAAAATGCAAAAGGAATACTTGCTTCTACTATGAAGGAAGAAATCAATCAACTAGTAAAAGAATCCCTTTCCGAACAAGCTGACGAAGATGAGATTGAATTAGATGCTGACATGGATATGTCCGCTGATAATGATGAAGTAGACATGGACATGGATATGGACTCAGATGATGAATCTGAAGACATGGAAATGGACTTTGATATGGATTCAGACGAAACTCCAATTGATTTAACTGGCGCTTCTGACGAAGAAATTTTGAAGGTATTCAAAGCGATGGGTGAAGACGACGGAATCATCGTAAAAAAAGATGGTGAAAACGTACACTTATCTGACGACAATGCTGATGTAGAATATCTTGTTAAGCTTGGTGAATCTGAAGATGAAATGATGGAAGATGATTCTGAAATGATGGAAATGGATGGAGAATTTGATGAATCGGTTGACGACGTAATTGACGCTATTTTTAGTGGAGATATGTCAGACGTTGATTCTGAAGATATGTCTGATGACGAAGAAGTTGTTTACGAAATCACATTAGATGATGATTCTGAAATGATGGAAGATGATTCTGAAATGATGGAAGATGATTCTGAAATGATGGAAGAAGAAGATGACATGGAAATGGAAGAAGAAGATGACAATATGATGGAATCTAAAAACACAATTAAACCTAAAGGTGTTGGTATGGGTAAACCTAAATTTGATTACAAGAAAACAACAGGTGGATTTAAAGAAGACATGAAACAAGGTCCTAAATCTGTTGGTACTGGTAAAGCAAAATTTGATTACAAAAAAGGTGCTAACATGGAAGGTAAATCTAAAATTGTTAAAGCTGAAACTAAAGAAGGTGATTACGGAATGAATAAAGGTGACAAATCTAAAACCATGAAAGGTAAAGAAGATTACACCACTAAAAAAGGTATGACAAATTCTAAAGGAGAAAAAGCTTTTGAAAAAGAAGAAACCAAAGAAGCTGCTAGAACATACGGCATGGGGTCTAAAGAAGGTAGAGGTTTAAGAAAAGGTATCACTAATAACAGAAACTATGTTTATGGTAAAAGTGGTGTTAAAGTTGAATCTACACAAGAAGAAGTTAGAATGTTGAGAGAAAAGAATGAAGAGTATAGAAAGGCATTAAATGTTTTCAGAGAAAAACTTAATGAAGTTGCTATCTTCAATTCAAACTTAGCTTACGCTACAAGATTGTTTACAGAACACTCAACAACTAAAAAAGAAAAAATAAACATCCTAAGAAGATTTGACGATGTTGAAACTTTAAAAGAATCTAAAGGTCTTTATAAGTCAATCAAAGACGAATTATCTAAGGTAGAAACAAAATCAATTAATGAATCAGTAGGTGCAAAATTAAACAAAACAGTAACTACAGGTTCATCAACTACTCTAATTGAATCAAAAACTTATGAAAATCCTCAATTCTTAAGAATGAAAGATTTAATGGGTAAATTAGGGTAACAAATAAAATTAAAATAAACTAAAAAAAAAAACAAATACTAAAATGGGAGCATTATTAGAATCAGGTCTTGTTGGTAACATT